GGCGGGCCGGAACCGCGCCTTGCCGGCACGGAACTCGCGGCCGAAGAGCACTTCATACCGGCGAGCCTCGCCGGCGGTGGTGACGAGGGCGAACCAGTATTTCAGGCGGCGCCCGATCACCTGCCGGGCATAGGGACCGCGCAGGGTGCCGTTCACCCGGCGCATGACTTGTCGGCCTTGGCGAGGGCGGCCCGCATCCGGTCGCGCGTCTGCATGACCATGAGGCGGGCGGCGGCGAAGCTGATGGGCGAGGCCGTGCCGCGCTGCGGCGAGGTGCACTCGACCAGATACCAGCGCACGTCGTGCGACGTGGCCAGGATGGCGTCGAGATAGTCGATCGCGAGCTGCGCGGTCTTCTCGGCCTTCGCCGGGCCGGTGTCCGCCGTGTTGCGGAAGCAGGCGAAATGCGTGCCGGATTCGCGCACGGCGTAGATGGCGGCGTCGCCGGGCTGGAGTGCGCGGCAGATCGCGCGATCGTGCACGGTCAGGTCGGTGCGGTAATGCGCCAGATGCGGGAGGGCGACGCCCTTCAGGCGCTGGTAGAGCGTCGGATCAGCCATGGCAGACCAGCCCCTCGGCGCGTGCGCCGAGCACGATGTCTTCGAGGAAGCGCGGCTCGATCGGGATCGAGTCCTGCGACAGAAGGCATTCGCCATCGCCGAGAAGGCGCTCGGCCGCCCATATCTCGCCGCGCAGGCTGACGGGCGTGCAGGTCACGACGGACCCGTGGTTGTAGAATTGCAGGTCGGGCGCAGCGGTGCGCATGGGTGGTCTCCTTCGGTGCCATGAGCGGCGGGGTGGTGGTCAGCGGAAGAACCGCGCGTCGGGCCAGTCGGCGCTGATCAAGGCCTTGGCGGCGGCGCGGGAGGCGGCGCGCAGGAACTGCGAATTGCCGTCCTGATCCTCGACGTAGAAGAGGGGGTCGCCGTATCCCCAATAGGCGCCGCCGCGGTCGTAGCCGCCGGACATGAGCGGGATGCGGCGAAGGTGGAGTGGCCCGGCGGACGTCTCCAGATAGTTGCCGCCGGTGTAGCGCCCCAGAGGTGGCGGTCAGCGAGTATCTTGCGCAGACACAGGCCGCCGGCCAACAGGCCACTCGCGATCTGAGCGTGGTCGCTACGCCGATCGTGAACTCGTCCTCGATCGATGCGGCGATCGCCAAGTCGGCTACGCTGCGCCGGATGCTCGAAGGCATGGACTCGCTGGGAGCAAGATCCGCAAAGCCATCCGGCAAAAGCGGCAACGGCGGCTTCGGCGGCCCGCGAGCGGAGGGCGGTCCGATCCGGCGGGGGCTTACCTACCTGGTCGGCGAGGAAGGACCGGAGCTGTTCAGCGCCGGCGCCAACGGCTTCATCACGCCGAACCATGCCATCGGGGCTGCCGGATCTAAGCCGGCCGCGCCGAGTGTCGTCATGAACTTCCGCAACCACTTCGCCCTGAGCGGTGGCGCCACTGAGAAGCAGGCGGCCGACATCTTCCGCGAGCTGGAGCGGCAGCTCAATCGCTCGGCGCAGATCATCTTCGGCAGCGGGAATACTTACGGAGAAGCGTGATGCTCATGGCCTGGGGACCGTTCCGGTTCACCGTACCGAACTACTCGGTCGAGACGATCCAGCGGTCCATCCAGCCGCGGGTCGAAGCGCAACCCGTCATCGGCGCTATGCCGCCGGTGCACAGGCTCGGGCCGGGCAACGAGACGATCACGCTCGAGTCTACCTTCCATCCGAGGCACCTCAACGGTCGGGGACTGGCGCAGCTTGCCGGCGTGCGGCAGGCGGTGAATGCGCTCACGCCGATGATGCTCGCCCACATCAACGGGGCGGGCATCAACATCTTCGGCCTGTGGATCGCTACCTCCATCAACGACGACCAGACCGTGCTCGACGCATCCGGTACGCCGCAGACGGTTACCGCCTCGCTCAGCCTCATGCAGTACGGCGGCGGCGGTGCGCGCGGCGCGGCGCTGGCGGCGGTGCTTGGAGGCGCGAGCTTCGGCGCTTCGCTCGTGGTTGACCCTGCGCGCCTCGGCGTGAGGGCAGGGGTTGGCTTCTGATGCCGGTCCCGGTCTTCTACATCAGCGCGAACGGCCAGGACGTGACGGCCAACTTCGCCGGCGTCAACATGACGATGACGATTACCGACGGCGAAGGACTGAAGGCAGATACGCTCCAGCTCCAGCTGGACGACGTCGACGGCTCCATCATCGCCCCGAAGACAGGCGCCATCCTCAATCCAGTCGGCGGATACACCGGCCGCCTTCGCGACTTCGGCCTGTTCATCGTCGACTCGGTGGCCTTTGCCGGGTGGCCGCAGACGATCTCCATCAACGCCAAGTCGGTCGCGGCCAAGTCTCTCGCCAAGCAGCGGGAGCCGAAGGCCTACCGCAAGGAGGAGTTCCCAACCTATGGGGACGTCTTCTCGGAGGTGGCTGGAAAGGTTGGGTTGACGCTTGAAATGGCGTCCGAGTTGAAGAGCCTGCCGAACCCATTCGAGGCGCAAGCCGAGGAGGATGGGCTCGAGTTCCTGACGCGCCTCGGAACCAAGATCAACGCCGCCGTCACCGTGAAATCCCAGCGCCTCGTCGTCGTGGTGAAGGGCAAGGGCAAGAGCGCCGGCGGCGGCGCGCTCGACGTGCTGCCGGTGTCGCCTGGCGTCAACCTGATCAGCTACAGCGTCACGGAGGCGGACGAGCCCCAGCACGGCGAGGTAGAGGCCACCTACTACGACCGAGACAAGAACGAGCGGAAGGTCGTCACCGAGGCTACCGGGCTCGAAGGACCGAAGATGCTCCTGCGCTCGCCCTATAGCGAGGAGGGGGAGGCCAAGCGCGCGGCCAAGGCGAAAGCCGAGGAACTGAAGCGGATCAAGGCGACGGCGTCTTTCCAGATCGACGGAGAGCCCTTCGCGCAGGCGGAAGCCTACGCAGAGGTCAGCGGCTGCCGGCCGCGGGTCGATGGCCGCTGGCGGATCAAGACCGCAACGCACAATTTCTCGGCGACCGGCCCATACACGACGTCGCTGGAATGCGAGACGCCAACCGAGTGAGGCCGCAATGCGAGAGCGATACCTGACGGCCGCCGACGGATCGGCGATCTACGTTACCGTCGACGGCGACATGGTCGACTTGATCGCCCGCGTCCACTACGGCAGCCACCTCGGCAATACCGAGCGGATCTATGACGCGAACCCGGGATTGGCCGATCGCGGCCCGGTCCTCTCCGCCGGAGTGGTCGTGAAACTTCCGGAGCTTCCAGCGCCGGCCGCCGCAGCAAGGCCGTTCCGCCAGCTGTGGGATTGAGACGTCGCGACTGCAGCGCGACCAGCCCGGCCGTTCCATATCTCCTCAATGGAGCGGCCGGGTGCCTTTCTACGGGTACTTCATAGCCGACATCGAAGAAGACCGCCGCAAGCATGGCGTCTGACAGGAGACCGACAGTGACCGATTCAACGTCGATGACCGTCGCGCAGGCAGCGCTTGCCGCGGCGAAGGATCTGCTCGGAGAGATCAACCGTCGAGCCGTCGAGCTGCGCGCTATTCGCGCTCTACTGGAGCCTGTCGCCGAACAGCACGCCAAGGTCTTCGATGTCTACGACATCATCGCCGAGATCAACGAGTTGGCGGCGAGGCTAGACGAGATCGAGACGGTGGCCGGCGAGATCTCTGCGGTCGTCACAGCCGCCGATAACATGGCGGCGATCCTTGCCGCGCCATATGCGGCAGCGACTGCGACGACCAAGGCCAACGAGGTGGTTGCCCTCATAGATTCGGCTGTCCATATCGCCGTGCTGGACCGGGACCTGACAAGTCAGCCCGGCGCTCCCGGAGACGGCGACCGCTACATCGTCGCCGCGGGTGCGACTGGCGCCTGGGACGGACAGGACGGCAAGATCGCGGTTCGCCAGGACGGCGCTTGGATCTTCCTGTCGCCGGGGACGGGCTGGATCGCCTGGGTTGCCGACGAAGGCCAGTTCTTCCACTACACCGGCTCGGCTTGGGCAAGCGTCTCCGGCACCATCGCCACGCTCCAGAACCTCGATCTGTTCGGCGTCGGCACTGCCGCCGACGGGACTAACCCTTTCTCGGCGAAGCTGAACAGGGCCTTGTGGACCGCGAAACCCGCCAGCGAGGGCGGCGACGGCGACCTGCGCTACACGATGAACAAGGAAGGCGCGGAAAACGTCCTGTCGCTTCTCATGCAGTCTGGATTGTCGGGGCGCGCCGAACTCGGCCTGATCGGCGACGACGACCTGTCGCTGAAAGTCTCGCCGGACGGGGCGAGCTGGACCACCGCGCTTTCGATCGACAAGACGACCGGCGCGACGACCACTCAGGGCGGCAGCGTCGACGCGCCGGGG